GTTGCATGGTCAAAAGATTTTAAGCCCGTCCGCAATCTTCTTGGCGGTGCTGGCGTGGTTGGCTTTGTCAAGGTACTGCCTAAACTCCCAGTCCGCATTCAAGTCATCGGCGGTCAGGTAGTAGGGAAGATGCCTGCACTCGTAAGGTGCGACCATCCTTGCCCCTCCGATGACCACCCGCTGATAGCGTTGGTGATGATAGAAGGCAAAGGTCGTGTCAACGGGCGCAAGTTGCAGGTCGTGGAAGTACGGTTGGTTCTTGTAGCGTAGTTCGGCTTGCTGGAAGAACAGGGCATCGGTAGGAACATCGTCCGTCCGAATGCCAAGGCCGATTTTGTCCTTGACCGAGAACTTGACCCCGTTAAACGGGTCGCCTTCCTCCTGTTCGTACATATAAGATTTTTCGGGCAGGTCATACCAAAGTTCCCGCATCCGTAAGAGGGTGTCATCAGGCAAGGCCGAAAGGTCAAGGTCGGGGTCCGTGACGATGTAGTCGGGGTAGCCCATGTCAAATAACTGCTGCGGGATTTGTGCCTGCCATGCTACAAGGTGGCCGAAGTTGCCACCCGTGCGGATGACTGCAACCTCGTTGGCTTCCAATTTCAACTGCTCGTACCATTCCAGCGTGGGACCGTAGGTTGAATCGTTGTCCACGATTAGGATGGGTCCGACCCCAGGCATCCGCATCAGTTTCTTGACCATGGCTTTGGGCCAAGTGTAGAGGTTAAAGTTGGTGATGATGACGGGGATTTTGGCCATGGCTAAAAAGTGATAACGAACTTATCGGGTGCAGGCCATCCCTTGCAGGAGTTGTAGACGGTCATCCCTTCCCGCTTTCCAATCCAATGCTCGGCTTGCCAGCGGTGTTCCCTTACGGGTTCGCCAAGTTCCCGCACATGGCTTGACTTGGCCCACCAAAAGGTCCCCGCAAAGTAGGGGTAGCCGTCGGGGTTGTTGTGGTCCGCAATTTGGGGGAACTCTTCCTTGGTCAGCCAGTAGGCTCCCACGCAGTCCACATTGGCGAGTTCCGCGATGGCTCGTTCCCATGCGACCACATTGAAGAAAATCATGGACCTGCACCAAAGTTGGTTGATGAGGCTGGGGTCGGAACTGCCCTTGGTATGCCCGTACAGGTAGGCAGCATCCTCGGTTTGGCTCGCTCGGTACATCTCGGTGAGGGTTGCCTGCTCCCAAGCGTTGGTTCGGGTGACCACGATCTTGATTTTGGAAGCAACGAGCGAGTTGTCTAAGATATCCTTGACCAACTTCCGCTGGTCGGGAGGACCGACGATACCGACACGGATTTCGTCCAGTTGTTCAATCAAGCCGTAGTTGCACACGGCCATCATGTGTTGGTGCATAATCATCTGCCATTGGCCGCCGCCTCCGCAGTAAATGTGGTAGTAGTGGATGAGTTTCATAATAGGGAGCCGATTGCAAAAATCAAAAGCAATAAGAGGCAGAATCTGCCAAAAATCAAAAGCAAATCAATGATGGATTCAAGGTTCATGGGGTCGGGGGGATTGCTTCTACTACTTCGCCAGGTTCGTACTCGGTAATGATGTAGGCGCCTTCGGGTAACTCTTTCAAATCAACGCCTTTCAACACATCTTCTTTCCAACCAAACATTCGCCCAATCCCATTCTTCATCGCATAATCCATTACAAAGTGAGCCATCTGGTGTTCATTTTCTGTCATTACAAACAGGTCGTGTTTTGGCTTGACCGACCTTAAACGGTACATTTTCATGCCCCAAAGTTACACCACAAGATACTTACCCGAATTGCTCACTGCAAGTTTATTCAAGGCCACATAGCGCAGGGCATCGCAGGCGTGATTGTACGAATCAATGGGGACCCCAGTATCCCGCCCATCTTTGTCGGTGGCCCAAGTGTAACTGCGCAGTTCTTTGATGAGGTTCACGGAATTTTTCGTGACATGAAGGTTGAACCGCTTCACGATGTCAATCCCCTGCCTGACCGAATCGGGTCCCTTGGATGCGGGCTTGATATTGAATCCGAGCCGATAGATTTCCTCAATGGACTTCGGTTCTGCCGAATCCGCCACAATCTCCCACGCCCTTGTAATGCCGAACTCTTTCAAGCGGGTGGCGATATCCGAGTTGGTCAGCCCCCGATGGTATAGCAGTTCGTGGATGAACAAGTCGTCCCCCCTGCGGTACACGGCGACCAAGGCGGTTGGGTCCGTGCTGAACCCCCAGTCAAGCCCGTAGGCGACGAATTTCATCGTGGATGGGTCTATACCCTCAACCACCGTGTAATCGCCGTATATCGCACCTTGGAGCGTCCCGACTTGACCGAGGCCGTACACCTTCCACCAGTTCGCCCAATATGCGGAATGCTCCGCTTTGGCCTTGGCCTTCTCAATCTCCCGAACGATGGAAGCATCAAGGGCTTCGTTGTCCTTGTAGGTTACCAGCAGGAACTCGGAATCCTTATCGTGCATGACTTCGGTATGCGCCCAAAACTCCTGCACGGGATTGTAGTCAATGTAGATGGCCTGCCGTGTACGGATGGCGAGTTGGTGATATGCCTCCCATCCGATATTGTTGGCCTCGTTCACGAACAGGACATCACGCCTTGCCCCCCGCATCTTGTCACTTTGGTCTGCGCTGAAAAACTCAATATAAGACCCGTGGGGGAACTCATATCGGAGCAGGGTGCGGTTGTATAGTTCCTCCTGATAAAGCCCCGTAGAACGCAGCATTTTAAGGAAATCTTTCAACGCACCACGCCGCAGGTGCGGGATGGATTCGGACACAACCGAAATCTCAAACGGGCCTTGCTTCTCATCCGCTGCGAAGGAATAAAGCAGGGACAAGATGGCAAATGTTTTCCCCGCCGATGAGCCGCCTTGTACTATTCGGACCCGCTTGCGGAATCCATTAATCTTGACTGCAGTCGTTGTCGGTGTCAACTTGCAACTTTACGCCCTGCCAAATCGGCTGCGGGGTTATTGATGCGGCCACCTCCTGTTTGGGCTGACCATAGACCCGTGAGAGCAGGGTTTCCAGCGAGTAGAGCGTCCCCTTCTCGATGGACTTGCGGATGGCCGAGGCAATTGTCTTTTCGAGGACCGTTGCCGTTGGGTTGTCCCAAACCGCCTTGACTTCCTCCAAGGTCATAGCCATCATGTTTTGGATGGTGTCGTTGATTTCGGACCGCTTGTAGCCTTGGTCAATCAGGGTGCTGACGTACTTGCGTGGACGACCATTGGGGTTGCCTGACTCTCCCTTCTTGAATTGGTTGATATGTTCGTTGGGTATTGGCATAGCCTGTTATTCGCCTGTTTTGTACGGCAGGCCGTTCCTCTTGACCTCCAAGGTCGGGTCGAGTTTAAGCATCCTGTCCACGATGACTTGGCAGTACTTCGGGTCAAGTTCCATGCCGTAGCACTTGCGGTTGAGTTGGTGGGATGCGACCATTGTGGAACCGCTGCCAAGGAATGCGTCTGATACAATCCATCCCTCCTTACTGCTATTTTGTATTAAAGGAGCAATCAGTAGGATCGGCTTCATTGTTGGATGCTCGACGCTCTTGTGTGGTTTGTCGGCACGTAGCACGGTTGTTGGTGTTTTTTCGCTTAGTATCTCGGTCAGCATCTTCTTCATCTGCTCTTTGGTCAACTTGGCGATGTTTACGTTGTCCTCGATTACCGTTGTCTTGGTTCGGTTATCCACGAAGTAATGTGCTGCACCCTCCTTCCAACCATACAGGCATGATTCGTGTTTATTTTGATAATCTTGCCTGCCTAAAACTATATTATTTTTTACCCAAACCAAATTTTGTTTTAGCAAAATGCCAGAATCAATTAACGCTTTTCTAAAATTAATTCCCTCCGCTTCCGAATACCAAACATACCACGATCCACCTGCCTTGGTGTATGCTCCAAGTGCCGTATAAAAATCATAAAGAAATTGATAGAATGAATCGCCATCCATTTTGTCGTTTTCAATGTCTGTTTGAATACGATTCCCTTTATCAGAATAATTAAGCATTTTGTTTTTTGATGCGTAATCCACGTTGTACGGAGGGTCGGTCATTACCATATCCGCAAGGCATCCGTTCATCACCTTTCCCCAAGTGTCGGTCTGCGTGCTATCCCCACAAAGTAAACGATGCGGACCAATCTCGAACAGGTCGCCCAGCACGATGTCGGTTTCAATCCCGCCATCCGGCACGTCAAAATCATCCTCCTCCGCTTCCAGTTCCTTGGCGTTGGCAAAGTCGGGCAGGTCAAGACCCCACTCTTGCAGTTCCTCGGTATCCCATTCATTCGCAAGCATCTCCCAATCCCATTCCCCTCC